TTTAAAAGCTGATCCACTTGCTGCTTCTGCTGCGTTGACTTGTATCTGAGCGAGGGCCAAGCTTTGCGCGTGTTTAGATGACATGGTGGCAATCTCGTGCGCGAGCTTTGCTTTCTCGTCGGCATCAGGAATAAATTTATCTAAGAGGCCAGTGACCGGCGCTATCAGCTTGTCAATCATTTCTCAGACCCCAGCCAAACGGCTATCGTTCCTGTCATCGCTCCGCTGACCACTGAAATCATTGCAGATTGCTGAGTTGACAAGTCATCCAAGCTCATTCCCCACTCAATCACGCGGATATACATAATCGTCATAACAACCATCATAAAACGTGGCATGAGCTTGTATTGCAAAATCTTTTCAAAGGTATTCGCCATATTACACCTCTATGTTTATCTTAGTTCCTTGCGGTCTATCCGCTGTAGTCTTGGCCCCAAACCTATCATAAGCTTTGCCTAAGTCCAACTTTTGTTCTCTGAGCGCTTCTAGGTGCGTGTGGTTAGCCCTATGCTCCTTTGCCACCCTTTGCTCCACCAGATGCGTTTCTATGCGCTCACGCGTCTGCGTTTGCTGGTGTATGTCAGATCCTACGTTAAATGGCGCAGTTCCTACGCCGCTTACACCGTCAGCCATTTACCACCACCCAGCGCCCAAGCCTGTCAACCATGTGCCGCCGCCTATAATTGCTGCCAGCATCGCAAATAATAATATCAAGAGTAGTGTTTCAAAGAATGCAGCCTTACGCTCTTGCTGCTTATATAGCGTTTCCTCGCGCTCTTTCCTAATCTTGCGGCGAAGCTCAACCATTTCGCGCCAAGTGCCATAGCCAAAGCGATTGTTCAGCATTTGCTGCAAGTCTTTCTCTTGCTCTGCCAGCTTCTTTTGATGAATGATTATCTGCAAGGCTTCTTGCTCTACTGAGCCAGACGAAAACAGCTTAGTGAAGATAGGCGGGTTCTTACGCTGTTGCTCTGCGCGGCCAAGATCCGCTGCTGCGCCGTACCACTTGCCAAGCTGGCCCGCTACATCTTCTAGCTCACGGCCAGCATAAACCAATTTCTTAACCATATTATAACTGGCTGTTGCTGCGCTAATTGCTGTAATCGGATCTATCATGCATCTCGCCCCACAATGATATATCCCAAGCATTTAGCATCAGGATGTATTCTGTATATTTTTGGGTAATGGTAATAAAATGACGGGCGCGGGCAGCGATACCGGCAAGCCTTATACATGATCCCGTGCGGAAACATTCCAAAGGCAATAGATGTGAGGGCGCAAATCATGGCCCAATTATATCACATTTTACTTGACAGCTAAATTCTGAATATCGCGCCGCATCTCTTTTTGATCGTCACGCATTTCTTTTAACAGTTCATGCATCATGTCTGTTTTTTGCTCAAGAAGCTTGATTTGAGACTTGCTAGTAAGAAGATTATTGATGATCCACCAACCTGAAGCAGCTATAGCACCGGCCAGAGCTATGAGAAAGCCCATATAATCTTCCATAAACTTCATTATTCTAGCCCTAATAACCATGTATCATCAGCTTGCTATAATCTCCAGAAAGCAATTTCTTTTTAACATATTCAGCAAACTCACGCGAGCCGATTTTTAACCCACTTTCTTTTAGCCAGATTTCAACAACAACAAAAGGAATTGAGGTAACGTGACGCAAGTCAGATTTACGGTTGTAACCTTCTATCTGCTTTTCTTTGTTATAGTCTAAAATTGCGCTTACATCTTGTGATCTGCTTATAATAACCTTGTCATCTTCAGCAGAAATTTTGGTATTCAGAATATTATTGTGCATTCTTTTTTGCCTTAGATTTTTTCTTTATTTATGCAGGGGGCCATTACAGCCCCCCACACTTAGATTTAGCTGGCGTTTACATCAGCAATAACACCATGTGCTTTTTGCGAAGTAATTTGTAAGCCATATTCGCAGGAAATCAACCGGCGCTCTGCCAAACCAGTTTTCGCCAAAGTTTCTTGCTTTGCAGTTTGCAAGTAAGCAACCTCTGCATAGTTTGGATCAAGAACAAACACATCTGGTGTGTAGGCTACGCTTGACACTGTGCGAACGCGCATATGTCTGGCTGGCACGATTTGTAGCTCACCAAAATCACTCTGGTAGACATCAATCGCAGCGTTAAGCTTGCTATCTTCTGCTTCTTTGAAACGTGTTGAGTTCCCTGAGAAGGTTGAGATTTTCTGCTTTTGCGCAGATCCACACAATACGATTGATGGCTCTGCACCGCTGTTCCAGCAGTCAGCTATCACACTCTTGAGGAGTGTCTCCGTTAATGGGCGTAACGTACCGTCTGTTGCCGCAGCATTCGGAGAACCACTTTCACCAGTTCCAGAAGTGGTTGGGTTTGCACCGCCAGATCCGCGAGAAGTGTTTGTGGTTAAGAATGCAGGAAGACCAGCAGTTTGACGCGCCGTTCCAGATGCCCCAGCAGAAGCCGCAACATTGTCCAGAAGCATTGCTTCCATATCACGTTTCAGTTCAGACAATTTGTAAGCTACTTGCTTCGCTACAGTCTGCGCATTGGCAACACCATTCACCGCGTTATTAGTTGAGGATACCTCACTAACCTTGGCAGAAATTTGAGTATAATTGCCTTTGCGAACAGCATTAGTAGGCGCTGAGTTAGACAGCCCACTGTCGCCTTCAATTTGCCGGTTTGCACCAGTAGCCGCCAAATCAACTTCACTCCACTCGAAGTAAGTGTTTTCAGCATTACGAGTTCCAATAGAAGACATAAAAATAGTTTCTGTTGGGCTAATCGAGGCCATTGCTGATGCTAAATCCTCACGGATTGTTGTGACATCATATGTCTCGTTGGTGTTTGCAGTAACAGCCATTGCTGTGTCCTTTCATTGCAAAAGTTTAAGAAAGAAGAAAATTGGCAACATCATCTATCGTGCCTCTTTTCTGCATTTGCGCTTGAGCTTGTTTAGCTTTTGATGCTTTCCCAGCACTAGCCGCACGTTTTGCTGCTGGCTTGACCACAGGACGCGCACCCTCTGCCTTTTTAGTGGCATTGGCTTTGGTTTGCTGTAACTCACGCCATTTCAACGCATCGTTTAAGATAATGACTTCTTCAGCAGTTTTCACACTAGAAATCTGTTCGTTAGAAAGATCGTAGTGCTTCTTTGCCTTGACTGACATATCTTTGATAAACACAGAGCGCTTTTCTGGATCAGAGAACTCAGGCATCCATTCCGCAAGGCGCATAGCCTGTTGTTCAAGATACTGATTGTGCTGCTGTTCCTCTTGTTGACGCTGCTGCTGCGCAACATATTGAGCCTTACGGTCAAAATCATTACGCTTATCAACGGCACGGCGATATTCTGCCTCTGCTTCCAAATATCCTAGAGGGTCACTAGCGCGTAGTTCCTCTGATGGATATTGTGGCACCGGCGGTACTTCGCCATTCTGGATTTGTTGCATCATCTGCGCAAGCATTTGACGCTCTTGGGTCACTTTCTGAGTTACTTCCTCAATTTGCTTTTTAGCTTCAGCAGCTTCAGCCATGCCCTTTTGGATATACTTTTGCCCTGAGTACCCGCGTTTGAGTTCATCTAGGTTTACCTCTTTTTCTTCGCCATCTACTCTGACGCGATAAACAGGTTCCTCTTGAACTGCGCTTTCTTCAGCCTCTTCGTATTCCTCATCAACATTTTCTTCACTGGCGTTGATCTCAGTGTCATCCACAACTTCAGCTTCAGCTTCCACCGTTTCGGGCTGACCGTCATCAGTTACCTCTACAGCATCTTCTATAGCTTCTTGCGGATTTGGGGCTTCCATAATCAAGCTTTCGGCAACAGCCCCTATGTCATTGCCGTTGATGGGGTTAGTCGTTTCCACGGTGCTTTCCCTTCTTTTGAAGGAGCTTAACTGCATCCACATCGGCTTGCAGTATATGCTCAATTGCATTTAAGGCCCGCAGGATTGCGTGTGCCTCTTCGCGGTCAGATACGTCATCTTTCCCGCTACTTGCGAAAACACTTTTTTGATGTTCTCGCAAATCCTCTATGGTTTCTCTAAACCAATCATTTTGCAGTAGAGATTGTGAGCGTTTGCCCCTTGTTTCAATATCCACCGGCCATTCCCATCATTTGCGCATTATGCTCACGAATAGCGTTTTGCTCTTGCTTCACGCCCTCGACGTCAACTGCTGCGCCATACTTGCCAAGGATCTCAGCAACCTTAATCGCAAGATCCTGCACCATCTCATCACGCTGAAGATCGTCATCCATGCCAAGCTTGTGCATTTTATACTGTTGATCCATTTGAGCTTTTGCCATGTCAACTTGCGCTCTTGTCTGGGCTTTCATTTGCTCTGTTTGCAAGAATGCAGCATTCGGATCTTGCTGCTGCTGCTGCGCCATCATAGCTTGCTGCTGCTGAGCCATTGCCATCATTTGCTGCTCAATTTCCATCGTCATTGGCATAAAGTATCTGTCAGCATTTCTAATGCCGCCCAGAGCCAGCATATCAGCCATTGTGTTGCGTAGCTGTGTAAGCGTCACAATGCCGTTCTGAGGCCCGTAAGTCTGATATACTTGTTGCTGTATAGCAAATGCCTGTTGCAGCGCTGCTGCCCGCTCATTCTCGCGCCCTGTGCCTATTCCTACGTTGACGGTAAGATCCATCTCCGTTTCCCACGATCTTGGATCGACAGGCACAAAGCTTCCGTTGAGGCGCATCATTTCTTCTTCGTCAGCGTGTTTGACCATTAGATCAAGCATGAGCCTAAACATCTGGCGCATACCGCCTTCAGCAAAGTTTCTAGCTATTACTTCAGCCTGACCTGTTTGACCTTCTTGAGATGCAGCAATTGCTGTTGCAGTTGTTGATTTCAAAACATCTGGATCAAGCCCTTGCGCCATTTTACTTACGCCGGTTTTATTATCAACCAATTGGTCAAAATACTGCATAGCCGGTAAAGTTTGACCCGCCGTAAAGGGAACTGTCATTTCAGTAACCGCTGACGGCGACTTCACTCTAATAATGCGACCAATTTCATTGTTTAAAAGATCGTCAATCGCCGCCTGTCCCTCTACAACTTGCAGCGCTGGGTTGTTTGTTAGCGCCACGTTGTCCAAAACACCCCTGAGCATCGCTGTAGCGGCGTCCTGATCGTCCATAACCAAATCCACAAGGGATGTGCCAAAGAAGGCGTGTGGCTCTGGATCGCACTCAAATATAGCATATGGGGCGTAGTCAGCTTCATAGAAGTTCAGCAGCTTGTAAGATGTACCGGCGCAAAGAAACTGGTAGAGTTTAGTCTGACCCGTTCCCTCAATATCAAGCTCCATATAAGCGCTGGTCACTGTGATTTTCTTAGAAGCGCCAGAGATGTTTTCATCATCCGCTTCATCTACAGTGTAACCTCTGCGCTCAAACTCAGCCTCATCCTGCGTAGTGCTGTATTGAGATCCATCCAAACCGGCTAAATCATCAAGACTAAAGCCCATAGAAAGCAACTCACCGACAGTCATTTCAGTGCTGTGGCCGACTATATAATAGCTATCCATAGACCTAGCGTTACGATCTACAAAAAAATCTTCTGGGGGAATGCTCTCTATGCAGACATCGCCATGAGGAATAGAGCGGGCAATTTTAACATCATGCTCTGGCATCTCTATTTCCATGCCCATTTCATCCATGCTGATCGTCATGCGAGCTTCATGCTCAATAACCTCAACGTCATCATCTTCTACAAGCAAAGCAAACGCTTCTTCCGTTAGGTTTGTAAAAGTGTGGATCTCCGTTTCCATTTCTTCTTTATGGTAAACGTAAGCAATACCCGCCTTTTTAACCATAGCATCTTGGAATACATCGCTGAGAATGCGGTATCCGTTGTGCTGCTGGAACTTATAGCTAACAAATTGGGTAGCCTGTTCTGCCATTGCAACATCTTCTGGGCCACGCGGTACAAACTCAACAGGCTTTTCATTAGACAAAAAGATGCGCTGAATAGAAGGTTTCATGCCACGCACAACTTCACGGCATTTAGTT